TTGCCACCCTCGCAGACTACTACACCGTCGGCGATCTCGCCACTGGTCTGTAGGCTTGCCCACTTGTGAGGCTTAACCATCAGTGGGTAATTATCACTTTTGCGGTGGTACATGATAAATACACCGTCTTCCAATGCGTTGAGGTTAAGCCCGCCCAGCATAGCCGCTTTCAGGTTGTCGGCTGTAATCAGTGTGGTTACGTTGCTGTCGTTCACCTTAACCAATTTTTCACCGCTGGCTACCGTTGTGGTGGTAGTCTGTGCGGATAGGTTTTTAACTTGCTTTGTTGCCATAAATCTGTTATTTATAGTTCATAATTCTATTACCAATTTCTCGGCAGTTTGTACTGCACCCACGCGCCGTAGTATGTAGTGTTATTGTATGTGCGCTGTATGTCGCGCACCCATACTAACTCCATCGCGTCACACTGGCTGCTAAACTCCAGCGTATCTGTGCCTACTAACGTACTATTCTGGTTATAAATTAAACAGGGCTTAGTATATCGCGATGCCGTGCCGTTGTACGTATAGCAGTAGCCCAGCTGTAATTTCAGCGCGCCGGTGCCCAGTCGTTTGATACGTATTACGTGGCCGTCGTCGTATAGCTGCATAGTCGGCAGTGTCAGTGTCAAATCAGCAGTGTTAATGGCTATCACATTGTAATCTGACCTGCCCAGCGTTTTAGTAGTGGCGGATGTAGCAGATAGGATGGTATTAGCCATCGCAAAGCCTGTAATATCGCCTCCGTCGATGTGCAGCGCGTGGTTAGTCATAGCACCCTGCGCCGCTAATATTGCAGCATAGTTTACACCCAAACCGTAGTGGTCGGATGTGTCCTTATTTTCAAATCGGGCTACGCCACGCGCGCCACTGGTAGCGGGCAGTACGTTACCGCCAATGCCGGCAAATGCACCGCGGGCATCGTTGCGAAATATTACATAGGCATCGTTAGTAAATGGGTCGTTAGTCAGCCCATCACCACTGATTTTAAAGCCCGCTATAGTGCCGCTGCCTATCGTTGCATTTTGCACCGTGATACCGTCAAACGTACCGGCTTTACAGGTTACTGCGCCGTCTTTGGCTTGAAACACTACGTTACCGTCACTGTCTTTCATGTCGATGGCTGTAACGCCTAAATTTTCCACTAAGGCGTAGGTAGCTAACAGTATCTTAGTCGCCACCAATTCGATGCTATCACCTAACTGCCACAGATGGGTGTTTACGTCAGCTGCGCTGCCGGGGTAGGCGTTAGCGTTCTTGGTGTGCGTCTTTATACAGCTGTAGTAGTTGCCATTATACAGCACTACATCTTTCCACTGCTCACCATCGCCACCTGCGTAGAATTGGTAGCTGTCGGCGCAGTCTGCCCATGCTTGCGGGCCGCGCAGCACTGCACCTGTCGCGCCTTTGTCGCCATCCTTACCACTGATAATTACGTTAATGGCAGTGGCTACTACGGTGGTGCCACTAACTGAACTAACAGTAGTGTACAGCTGGGCTGCGTAGTTATTACGATCCGTGCAAACGCCCGGTATAATCATCGTGTCGCCCGCTTTCATACTGGCGGCATTGGCTATGTCAGTCCAGCTATCTACACGCCCCTTAGTGCCGTAGGTCTGCCACTGCGCGTATGTGTAGCTACGTGTGGTGGTGTCGGCCACGATAACACTACAGCCGGCATCACCTTTTTTAATGTAGCTAACACGTCTTGTAACTGATACTCCCATACTCTTAATCTACTGCGGTTATAGTTATCGACACGTCGCCGCCCGCTTGCTGGCACTGGCTGCGTGTTACTGTGCAGCTGCTCTTAGCGGTGGTGCGGTCACTATTCAGATAGACACCCGCGGCATCCTTTACGACGAAATAAAACAGGGTGTCTAACGCCTTAGTAGAGGTGCCACGCGTCACCACTACCGGGGTGTAGGTCACTGACCCATTACCGCTGGTGTCCTCGGTTATCGTTTCGTCTTCGGGGTCTGGGTGCGGGTCTATATCCAATGGGTCGCTAACGTCCATCACGCCCTGTATGTCTTTGCCTATCTCGGTGCCACCTCTATAGACTGTTACGCGATATTCGCCGTATGCGTCTATATCGCTTTCGGCTACCGTGATAGTCTGGGCAGTCGCGCCGCTGATAGTTTCCCACCCGGTGCTGCCCATCTTTTCCCACTGATAGGTTAAATCATTAGTGAGTGCTACGCCACTTTGGTATGCCATAGCCTTTAGTACGCAGCTGCCGTTCTTCGCGTTAATCACAAAGTTTTTGCTATCGCCGGCTATGATGCTGACACGGTAGGATGTGCCGGTAGCTTGCTGTATAGGGATGGTGTAGCTCGCCTGTATTTGGTCTGACTGTGTGCCGTAGCTGATAGTGGCTACCATCTTAATTACGGCAGGCGCATAGCCTGCGATTTTTGCGATGTCAGCCAATATTTGCAGCCCATAATACAAATTATCACCGCTGGGCGAAATCTTCTTAAATAAGCCCGCATACGTGCCTGTAGAGGTATCTCCGCTAAAGGTTATCTGTGTGCCGTTGAAATAGTAGGCCATAGCGTCGGGTGTGGCTACGCCCTCGGCTACTCTGCTGCTGCTGCACACGAAATACAGGATAGGTTTCAGTTCAGCGAAATTAGGATAGATGGCTGTTACGTCGTTGGTCGTGCCCTCATACTCTTGGTAGAGGTCACCACTGGGGCTATTAATCACAGCCATGTATGTGCCGGCTTTTGACAAAAATTTAATTTGTCTGGTGGTACTTGCGCTACTCATATTATGCCTCCTTTTCTTCTACTTCGTTAGTGCCGGTTGCCTCATCAGCGGCGGTAGTTCCGGGGTCGTCGTTCTGCGGATCATCGCCCGCTACCTCATCGGCTTCGGGTTCAGGTTCTGCGGCTGCTGCTTCCTCGGTGGGTTCTTCCTCTACCTCGCTGTCGGTGTTGGTGTCAGCGTCAGTAGTCGATGCGATAACAAAGCGTGCATCTGTGGCGGTGGGCAGTGTGCGGCAGGTGGTGCCGTCCTGTTCCTCTTTCGCCTCATGCGGTTGCAGTGCGATGCCGCCAATCTGCGCCAAAGTTTCGGGCAGTGCTGTGAGTGGGCCAAAGGCTAACATATCGCCCTGCCATAACAAATAGTTACCATCTTTCAGTGTGTTGCGGTCGTTTTCAAGTTTCAAAAACTCCGCTACTTTGCGGTTTGCTTTAATGTACCTTGCCATACTTTTTAGGTATTTGTTAGTTAATCAAAATTATATTGCCGTCGCCATCCACAATTAAATTACCGTCACCGTCTTGGATGGCACACGCGGGGCCGGGGTCTATCATGTCTAAGCCCATTACGCCGCCCAGCGTATTGCTAATTAGCGTGGTGGGTATTGCCGGTGCGATGCCGTGGGCTACCTGCGTGTAGCTTAGTGACCCGCTGGCTTTGTTGGTTGCCATGTACCAAAGTGGCAGCAGCACTTTATCAGGGTTAGCGATGGTGCCATTAGTGCCCCATACCTTAACTTCCGGGTAGATATACATCAGCCCTGCGGGTATGTTAGTAGGCGTGCTGTAGTCAAATTCATACTTAGGGATGCGGCGCACAAATGCCACTACCTTGCAGGGCGATACGTCGGTTAGTTCTGCCGTGGTAGCATCGCCGGCACTCACATACTTAGCGCGGCAGCGCAGGTATAGTTCGGTGCCCATCAGTTTACGGTTTACTACCGCTGCCGTGGTATCGTCGCTAACCTTAACGTCGTAGTCGGCTGTTTCGTCACTGCCTACCGCCGTCCACGTCTTAGTGTCTTCGCGGTACTTCTCCCAAACAAATGTGCGCTTAGACGCTGCACACTCGGCATCACCGATACGCAAACTGGCCGTTACTGTCTGGCTGTCGGGGTCGGTCAGTGGGTTGTAAATGGTCTGATCGGCGGCATCCAGTAGTAATATAGGCTGCGCAGCTGTAGAGTTACTGCACAGTATCAGATAGCTATCACGCACGCTGTATATCTGACTGGTGCGGCTATCTACATACTCGGCGGTAAATACTAACGTGATAGGCACTTTTTCCTGCGCATTACGCTTTACCTTGATACGTCCGGCATTATTGCCTGTCGTGGTAATTTCGTAGTTGCTGTTAGTCGTTTCTATCAGCGTCGATGTACCGCTAATCACCTCGTACCATTTGATGTTAGCTAACTTGGCATTAACGCGTCCTGCCTGTAGCATTTCGTCTTTATCCAATATGCTAACTATCGGCTGTATAATCAGCGGTGTAATGGTATAATCTGGCGTGTACTCGGCTGCCTCGGCATCGTAATTTTGGCGGTCGGGCACACTGCCATCTACAGCCAAACTAATGTTTATCTGTAGCGGTCTAAAGTTGAAATCAAATCTTTTCGTTTTCATATATCGCTGCTGCTTTAATATTCAAAACTTATACTATCTGTGGCTGCCTCATTACCCATGCCGTCACGCAGTGTTACGGTAGCGGTGTAGCGCAGTGTCTTTGGCACGTAGCCGTTAAAATCTACATCGTCTGTCGTCAGATGCAGGCTTTTACCCGCGCCCGCACGTTTCAGTGCCCACGCATTATCAGACGCTACGCGCTCTATACCGCTGGCATCCTCGCTGTAGCGCGTCCACATAACATCAGCATCTAAGATGTCGGCTGTTATGTCGATGTTATACAGTTTGGCTATGATGGTCAGCGTTAAATCAAATCTATCGGGGTCAAATAGTATATCAGTGTCGGCAAACTCTACTGTAAATTCGGGGTTGCCCTCTATCATCGCCCAGTCAGTGTTATTCCATGCCGGCGCAGTGGTCGTGCCTGTCTTTTGGCAGCGATACTTACAGCCGTTATACCATACGTCGCTAACTTCATACTCGCCTGTTTCCTCGTTGCGGGCATAGCAGTAATATGTAGCTGCTGCATCCCACTGCCCCCTATCGACGTAGGTAGCTATCGGCTTACCTTGATAGTCTATGCGTATGATGTCGGTAGTAATGATGCCGGGCACATACATATAGTCCCATCCGTCTTTAATGGGCAAATCCATTTCGGCTAAAAATTCGGGCATCTCACCCAGCACTGCGCCGTAGTTAGTCTTATCTATGATGGGCTTTGTTACGCCCACTAACTTAACTATTCTGCCCTCGGTGCTTGATAGGTAGATGCACTTTTGCCGTGTAGTGTCGGTCTGGTTGCCCCAGCGCGCAAATTTCATCAGTTCACACGGCGGGTAGTTCTTGCCGCTCGGCACTTCATCATCAGGGTACAGCGTCACTTCGATGTAGTTGTTAGCGGTGTTTACACTGTTTACTCTCATCCATGATGTGTAATACAGCCCGCTGCCTGCTGTCAGGGTGTTTACGATGCCTTTTAGTACATTGTTTTGTACCTGCGCTGTAAAGTACCCATCCCATTTAGACTTTAGATGTAGTCCATAGCAGTTATCGCCCAGATCATCTATGCTGTCGATGGTGTCACCCTCGGTTAATAGTTGGTCGCCCTCTATGGCAGATAGTCTATTAACTATGTACTCCATCGCTTCAAAGTAGCTGCGCACGCGCACCGTTTCAAACTCGGCGTTACCGTCTGCGTCGATGCCCGCACCTTTGCCCGCGTAGAGTGATTTAATAAACTCACCAAACTGGGCACCGCCTTTAAAGTAGGCTAAGCCTATAGCCGTCAGGCCCTGTTCAAATGTGATATGCCCGGCTGCTATGTCGTCTGCCACGCGTGATAAAAACTGCTCACGTACCGGGCTGTCTTCGCTTAAGTCGTAGGCCATATCAGCGTAGCCGGCTTTAACCTTTTCGGTGGTCGTGGTGGTTTCCGTTTCGCCGTTTTCGTCGGCTACTTCTAACGTCTGTGTCAGATAGAGGTAGTAGTTAAGCCCGGTGGTTATCTCATCCAAAGATGCTTTATTAGCGTGGGTGTGCCCATCGCCTGCGCTGCTCTCCGTGATAGTACCGCCCGCAGCACTGACCACTACAGCTGCGCTGCTGGTAGTGCCTATGCCTTGTTCGCGCAGCCTCTTACTGCGCGCCCTCGGTGTGCGGTGGTTTACCTCTGTGTAAAATTGCTTATCCATATTAGCTTACCTCCTCTATTTCGTCGTACTCATCGGGGCGTATCTCGCAGTATTCGGCATCCGTACAGTCGGTTATTACGTCCTGTGCATCGCTCATCAGCATAAAGCGTTTGCCGTCTTGGTTCTGCTCGGTGTAGTAATGCAGCCCACCGTCTATGATGGCTTCACCACTTAACGTAGTCTTACGTTCAGCGTACTGGCTATAGATGCTGCCGATAAATAGTTTTTCGGCTGCGTCAGTTCTGCCGGCGCGCGTCACCTCTTGCAGCTGCTCGCCTGTCTGGTTCACATAATACGCGCCTTTGGCTGTCGGGCACACGGTAGCCGTGCCGCAGACGGTATCTATGCTTAGTTCTTCTTTGGCGGCTTTGTTGATGTAGCCGCTATACTCTATGTCGTCAAGTTCGGCAGTGTCAAACACTAAGTTATTATTTACTACCTCCACCTTTGGGGCTTTATATAGGCACCATCTAAGGATAGAGTAAATGCCCTTATTGTCCCACTGGCTTTCAGTGCTGCCAAACTCGCAGTTATCTACTTTTTGGCCGTAATCGTAGCCGTTGATACCCGCGCAAATCTTAACCTCCAAATAGCCTGCACATGGCGGGTATGGCATATACTCACCGTCGTCCATCTGCTTAAAAGACTTGAATATTACAGGCTTCATGCGCCCGCCTTTGCCGTCAGGTCTGCCGATACAGTGGCGGTTTGCCGTCCAGCCTCTAATGCCTGCATCTTCCTGTAGGTCGTCGGGATTGTAGTATTCTAACCAACAATCGCCGCCCGGATCTGCGCCCGCTACCCATTCGCCTTTAGCATATCCCAAATGGCCCTTAACCGCGCCTGTGGCGTTTTTCTTGTTGCTGTAGTGGTACAGTGCTTTGCCGTCGCTATCGTACAAAGTCACCTGCGCAGGGATAAAGACAAATGCGCTGCATACCTTGACTAACTTTTCGTCGTTGTCTTCCTCATTGCCCTCGGTGCTGCCGCTAAATGGGTTATAGCGGGCATCTATGCACACTTCCTGCGTCAGACGCACACGGTATTTGCCCGCGTTGTCGCTGCTTAGCTTCGGCATATAGGTGCGGTTAGTCGTCAGCACTTCGGCAGTGCCGCCGTGCGGTATGCTGCTGTGGCATTTCCATTTCGGCCACCCGGTAGTTAGCGCGCCATGCCCGCCTGTGCGAAAAGCATACGCCACGCCTGTAGCCTCGGATGCGCCGCCCACTACCGGCAGGATGTGAAAATATTTGCAGCCCGCACCAATGCTTTTAAGCCCCTCGGCTTTGCTATGTAAAAATATCGTAAAGTCGATTAGGTTATAGTCCCAGTCGCTACCCTGCTTAGTTTCATCGCTATAGTCGGGGTAGTAGCTGTAGTACTCGCCATACTCGGCGGTAGTGCTCGGTGCATCGCTCGGTAGGTTCTTATGCTCTACGTCATACTTGCCGCCATACTCCAGATCATCGCTAAGCACCTCCGCACTGGCGTAGGGGCTAAACGATACGACGATATTATTAGCTACCTTATCTACGCCCATCGTCTGGCTGTCGCCGTCCCATTCTATAGCCTGTGCGGATGCGCGGCTGTAGAGGCCGTTAATGTCGTAGAGGTAGATAGTACCTGCACGCTGTATCATGCGGATGGCTAACGGTTGTAAAATGCCCTCTAACACTTCGTAGAGTGTTGAGGCTATGCCGTCTTCGTCGTAAAAATTCTCTGACCGCACAGCCAAACCGTTAGTGTCGGCTGCTACGCCTATCACGCTGCTGCCATCAGTCTGCGTAGTCGATACATACGCAGTGCTAATGGTGGTATGCAGGATGTCGGCACGCTGCACTGCATAGGCTATGATGCCGCGCAGTGACTGCATACCGCTAAGGTCGTATTTCAGTCGGTCTAATATACCGAAATCGCTAAACGTCAGGCTAACTACATAGTGCGCTGCACGCTCGTAGGGTTCTTCGTAAAATTCAGGATCTAACGCGCCACTCCAGTACAGCAGTCCGTCACGGTACACGTCCATGCGAATGTTACCGGGTACGATGGTGTAAAGGTCTTCATAGGTGCGGTCGCCGGGGCTTTCGATGTTAATAGTGGCTGTGCTGCCACAAATAACATCTTCCTTATCGACGCGCTGCCACTCTATTACTAATGCTTCCTCGGCTTCAAACGTCAGCGTACCGATATTTGTAAATGCTTCGTCAGCCTCTTGCATAATATCTACACGCCATGTTACACCCAGTCGGCTAACAAAGCTACCTGTATATCGTTTGTACTTACTCATATCAGCTGCGATTAGATAGGTTTTCTACTTTTTTCAATACGCCGCGCAGTACCCTGCCGTCTATCTCAAATTCTACTTTGCCGCTGGCGATGCCGCCCGCAGGCTCCAGCATATTACGCAGTTTGTCGAGTGGGGCTACTACTTCCGGGTTATTAGATGCGCCCGCGTACTCACCGAAGATACCCAGCGTAGGGCCGTAGGCTATACCGCCATCCGCATACATCGGTATGCCTGCTGCTATTACCATAGCCTCCATAGCTGCGGTAAAGCCGGCAGCGATGCCAAAGCCGGCAAACGGTATATAGGCGTGTGCCGCCATATATTCGGCTGCTGCTAACTCCGTCCAGCTGGCTGTTTCAAGTTTGTTAGCAGCTATCTGTACGGCACTGGCACCTACGTTAGCTGTCGTGGCTGCTTCGCGCACGCCTGCTTCGGTTGTTTCTGCGCCCGCTTCTACGCCCTTTGTAGCGGCGTGCGCTGCGCTTGCAGCCGTCAGCATATTAATTATAGCTACCACAGTTTGGATGCCCTCATACAGCTGTATAAAGCCGTCTATGATGCCTGTAACTTTCTGCCATGCGTTGCCGTTGCCCTCCAGTGCGTCAGTAATGCTTTGCACGCCATCGCCCATACCCTTAATACCGCTGTAGCCGGTCTTAAAGGTGTCAAAGGTGCGCACACTTGTTTTGCGCCACTGCTCATACGTGCTGATCATCCTTTCGATGTCTTTACGTTGGTCGTCTGTTACCGGGTTCTCGGTGTCGGCTAACATCCGATTCAGGGCGTTAATCTTTTCGGTCAGTTCGTCAAAGCCCATGCCCTTAATCTTAACTTTGTAGTCGTGACCTGTCAGGGCGTTTACTTCGTCGATCTCTTTTTGCATACTGGGCAGTTCGATACCTCGCTGTAGGGCATCGCGCTTAGCGTTCAGCGCGTCGATGGTTTTCTGCGTGTTCTGCACTTCGTCAGCACTCTGTTTTTTTTGCCGCTGCTGATAATAGCTAATCGCGTCGTCCAAATCCGCGATGGTGTTTAGCGTCGATATGTCGCCGGGCTTTTTCAGTTCGGCTAACACGTCGTCCCATGCCGATTTTAAATCATTCAGCGCGTTAATCTGTTTTTGTATTTCGGTGCGCTCGGTAGCTGTGGCGGTAGATAGTTTCTGCGTGTAATACTCTAACTCTGTATTCAGCTGCTCATAGGTTTCTATCTGGTCGGTAGCTACAGGGGTATGTGCGGCTAATTCGCGCTGCTTACGTAGTGCGGTCAGTCGTTCTATCTCTTTGTCGATGCCGGCTAACTGCTCATCGTTAGCACCGCGGCGTAGCATCTGCTGGTAGCTAATCTCTTTGTCGATGTCGTCAAAGCTACTAAGTTTGGCGGGGCGTTCTGCCTCGGCTTGCAGCTGCTTGATAACATCTATTTCGTTATTCCATGCTGCGATATTCTGTGCGATGGTGGTACGTTCTTCTTCGCCGGCACTAACGTAGTCGTCTTTGGCTTTATTAACCAAATCGTTAAGTTCTTGCAGGCGCGTTTTCAGTTCGGCTAACACGTCGTCCCATGCCGATTTTAAATCATTCAGCGCGTTAATCTGTTTTTGTATTTCGGTGCGCTCGGTAGCTGTGGCGGTAGATAGTTTCTGCGTGTAATACTCTAACTCTGTATTCAGCTGCTCATAGGTTTCTATCTGGTCGGTAGCTACAGGGGTATGTGCGGCTAATTCGCGCTGCTTACGTAGTGCGGTCAGTCGTTCTATCTCTTTGTCGATGCCGGCTAACTGCTCATCGTTAGCACCGCGGCGTAGCATCTGCTGGTAGCTAATCTCTTTGTCGATGTCGTCAAAGCTACTAAGTTTGGCGGGGCGTTCTGCCTCGGCTTGCAGCTGCTTGATAACATCTATTTCGTTATTCCATGCTGCGATATTCTGTGCGATGGTGGTACGTTCTTCTTCGCCGGCACTAACGTAGTCGTCTTTGGCTTTATTAACCAAATCGTTAAGTTCTTGCAGGCGCGTTTTCTCTTTGGCTGCACTGCTACTGCTGCCACCGCCTTTAGTTGTGGTGGTAGTCGGGGCAGTGCTGCTGCCACGCACGGCAAATGTCAGTTTGTTGGCATCCTCTATAGCACCCTGCATTTCAGTTTTCAGGGCCTTAATAGACTTTAGATTACTGCTGTATGCTGCATTAGCCTTTTCCAAATCAGATGTGCCCGCTATCTCCTTAGTTTCATACGTCGGCACAACATCACCGCCTACTATAGTAGTACCCGTAATGACTCTTTGCGTGTCGCGCTTTTTACTATACTTCTTAGTGCTGCCGTCTTCGTTGTGGGTCAGTTCGTAGTTTTCCTGCTCTTTGGCCGCTATCTGATTAGCCAAAGTGCGGGTGCGTGCCTCTATAATCATCTGGCGGCAGTATGCCTCACTGTTAGATATTAGGGCATTGTACCAATCGGCTACACTATTAAAATATCCCATAGTTTCGCCGTAGGTACTATTCATTTCATCTACTATTTTCTTTTCCTGCTGCTTGGTGCCGTGGAAATCTTTCAGGGTAGCTATGTTAATTTCCAGTGCAGCGCGTGTGCCCTCCAGTGCGGATGTTTCGGCTTTGTGTAGTTCCTCTGCACTCTCGGCATCGCGTTTGGCTCTCTCGTTAGCGTCTAACAGTTTGTTTGTGCTCTGGGCTGCCTCGTCGGATGCGTTCATAAAATACTCTAACGCCATCGTCAGGGCAGTAATAGCAGCACCGACACCTGTAGCCACCAATAAACCACGGATGGCTAATTTAAGTGCGATGGCAGACGCTGCCGCACCTCGGTTAGATGCAGTGAGTATGTTAGTAGCCTGCGCTGCTTTAGTAGCGTTAAGCCCGGATAGACGCAGCACTATGTTAAGCAGTTTGCCTTTGGTCGCCCATGCCGACACAGCAGCTGTAGCAGTCTTAACGCCCATCACCAATTTTACGACACCGCTAAGTGCGATGGTAGTATTAGCCGCGATGGTTAAGATAGGCATAGCACCCTGTACCAAACCGCCTAACTGCTCCTTAACATCGCCTAATGTATTTTCCAGCTGCTTTAATTTGCCGTCGTCAGTCTGCGCTAATGCCTCATTCATGCCGCCTACTGAACTTTCAATAACTTCGGCTAAGGTGGCAGCGCGCTGTGATTCGTCGCCAAATTTCAGTATCTTTTCCTGCGCCTCATCGAATTTGTAACCGTAGCGGCTAAGTGCGTTTACTTGGCCGTCCATTACTTTGCCCAGCATCGTAGCGATCTGCGCGGCACTCTCCTGTGTCGCGTTCAAACCGTACTGCTGTGCCACCATGTCGTTAAGTACAGGTATTAATGTTTCAAGTGTAGATTTTTGGGTTAGGTAGGTCGCTAACTCCTGCGCACCGGCTAACTGCACTTCGTCACCGATAACGCCTAATTCCTGCTGCGCGCTGCACAGGTCTTTAATGCTCTGTATATCCTCATCGCGCGCGCTCATCGTGTTGCGCATATTAGTGGCTAACTTGGTTTCAGCCTCTATCTGCGCTGCGTGTGCATCCGTCAAACCTTTAAAAGCACTGTACAGCTGCTGCACACTGCTTTGCACTTGGTCGATGCCTGTGGCGATGGCTGCAAAGTTAATGGCACTGGTATTTAGCTTTTCAGCCTCCGATATTACAGATGTCATAACTTGCTTCAAGCCGTCGGCATCTTTGGCTAAGTCCTTAAAGCCTTTGCCGTCGCCATCCAGCTTAAATGTGATTGAAATTGTGCTTTTTCCTGCCATCGTTACGTTTATTTATGGGCATCTGTGCGATGCACTAATTTTTCAAATCGTTGCTTACACTCGGCAGCTGTCGGCTGTGCTTTGCCTGCTGCTTTCTGTTTTCGTTTTCCATTGTCCCACGGTAGAGGTACTAAAGCCTGTGGCGTGATTTTCTTTTTAACGTGCGGCTGTATGCAGATAGCTGCTAACAGTCGCATACGCTCCCAGTCGCCTTTTTCTGTCGCTTCGCGCATATCTGACCATGCTTTACTAATGGCCCCAAATTCTTCAAAGGTACTGTTACAAAAGTCGTCAAACGTCAGGCCTATGCAGCCCATCGCCATGCCTAACAGTTCCGTGATACCTACAGGCTTTTTTTTTCTGCGGTGTCGTCTGCTGCTTGGGTGTTGGCTCTAATGCTGGTTTCCCATGCTGCCATGTCTTCGGGGCTAATGTTGTCGGCAAAGTCCATCAGTGATAGGTCAAATCGTTTTCCCTCTCGCTTACAGGCGGATGCCACACAGCACCAAAGATAGGTGCATAGGTCGCTAAAACTGCCGTCCATCGCCGTTACTTCTCGGCCTGTTTCCTGTTTGAAACGCAGCATAGCCCCCATAGTAGGGCTACAGGGGTATGCTTCGCCGTTTATTGCTATTTCGATGCGTTTCATTAGGCTGCGTCAGTTTCTTTGCCGGGATAGGTTTCAGGCTCGCCGTCGTTTTCCAAAGATCCTGTATAGGTTGCATCGTCCTGTGCAGGGCTGGTTTCCTCCAGCGATGCGATAACGAAATTACCTTTAACGTAGGGTGTGTCATCGCCCTCTCTCTCAAAGGCTTCTACCTCTACGCTCTGACCTTTGCCCCACTTAGCTGCAATCTCGCTAAAGCCGTTTTCGGTTTCGTTGTAAAAACGCAAACCGTCAAACGAAATAGAAATGCTAAGGCCTGTAACGCCTTTGCCTTTCCACAGTCCGGCAGACTTAGACGCAGTAGCCACCGGCTTAACTGCGCGGTCTTTAGTTTCACTGTTAAATGTCAGTGTGTGGCTTGTGCAATGTCCTATCGCCTTGCCCCCTACTTTCAAAAGCAGGTCACTACCATTAATATAGTTACTTTCCATAATTCGTTTATATTTTCACGTTAAA